GTCTCGGCATGCTTAAACTTCCGAATAGCCTCCTCTCGCGCTCCAAACTGACATACGGAGCTTGGGAAGGGATACTTCCTAATTAATGCAGCTAACTGATTCGCCACAAAATGCTCTGTGGCTGTTGGATACGACTGTTCAACAATTGAATCAGCGAAAACGACCATCTCCGAGAATTTCTTTGCACGGAGTAAACCATGCATTGATTTTGCCCAGGGATAGTCAGCGGTCCTCAACAATTTGTCGAGAAAGAGCCGGTAATTATTCCAGCTCTCCCTCTTCAGATTGCTGTCAGTCGACGTTAGCTCTGACAACATTTTGGATTTCATCACGATCTCCAAAGTAAGTTAGGCTACTTGGGTACGTTCAAATTAATGAGCGTCTCCAACAGCTTTTTCAATGACTCTAAGAGCTGAAGCATTAGCTCCCAGAGGCCCAAGAGACGAACCAGATCGATATCCATACCGTCTATCTTCACTTTCTTTGTGGAAATAGATTAGTAGGAAATCTTCTGGTTCTTCACAAGGGTTTTGAAGTCCGCACCAGAAAGGTACGAACCCATATCATTGAGAAGAGCGTCGACGTCAGCGCCTGCAAAACCCACGGGAACGCTAACACTGATTTCGAGAATCGCATCACCAGTTGTGGTGAGCGCCCCGGTCAGTGTCAAAGTACGCGAAAGCTTGGCAGAAGTGCGACCAACGCCGCTGAAGGAACCATTGGGCTTAGGCGCAGTCCGCTTCAGTAGAAGATCATCTTTCACTGAAAGCGTATGAGCCGGCCCGTTGTATCCTACGGTGTTTACACCGTATTGATCAGCAGAGAAGGTCTTTGCGTTGATGGTTAACGACATTGGGTTACTACTCCCTAAGTAACATTCTTATTAGGCAGGATTGCCCAACAAGTTATCCCCTACAACGTAAGTTAAGTAGAGGGCTTTTAATTAAAGATCCAATTTACCGAATCACTGTCGTGGTAAGCACCATCACAACCGATAGCGGGGTCATAACGCCCGCGAAAGTCATGAGAAGCGCGAACCAAAACAGATTAGCAGCCCTTTCGCTCTGAGCGTACAAATCATACGTTTGGAGATCCATGTTTACCCTTTCCGCCTTTCGAGATCCTCCGTCCTGCTAGGAGAAACCGTGTCAGGCGTCGTGTGTATTTCAATTGTAAACTTCAGCGGTTGCCTCTTAAACGGGTTGTTTTCCG